CTTTACGTCCTCCCAAAATGAAGCACTGTCTGACGTGTGCTATCCGCGCTAAAAGTCGGTTTGGAACAAAGGGGGTTAATTATTATTATTTATCTAGTGTAAGAATTAGAACATTATGATTTGTCTATTGTAATTCTTGCGTGTTTAAGCCATAATCGAGATTGAGAATCTTGTCGGCGCCGGAGGAGTTGAAGTGATCTTCGTATCCGCAGGAGCCAAAAGAGTAGTCGAAGATTTCGATCTCAGTTGTGGTCATCCGATATCTTTTGTACATAGCTTCAGGAGTGACCGTGAAGAATGCGCCCTCGTTAATAACTTTTCCGTTGAGTTCTTTTTCGGCAGTAGCCTCCTCAAGGGATGTGGGTGTTAACGTTTTATTCATGAGCATTGCTAGCAGACGGAAATTAGTCCGTGGGTACATGCCGCGAAGGAAAGCGCCTTGGAAACGCCTAGCCCTCACAGAGAGATCTCCTCGACCCGGGAGATCCCCTTTACATTGACCGCTCGATCGTAGAAGGACACCTAAGTTGAGCATTGCTCTCAACTGACCATCAGTATCGAACACTGGCGAGTGCTTGAGGAACTGGATGTCTTCGGGTTGTGTACAGGGTTGAACTGTAACAACGTACCCGACCTTTCGTGCTGCGGCGATTATGTCAACTGGACGGTATGCACCGGAGTTGACAATACTATGACAAATTAAGATATTGGCGAGATTGTTGATGAAGGTGGTTATGGTGGAACCAGAATACAGTCTCGGTGAATGTGGTTTCAAAACGACTCGGCGGCATTCAGTAATGCAGTCTACATCAAAAATAGATATGGGCAGGGCACATTGGTCAACAAGGACCTGCATCTCATGCCTCCACTGGGGTGGTGTGATCTCCAACAACGCATCAAAAATTGCATGATGAGAGGCGTCGCGGGAGGAAATATCTAAATTATAGGTGTAGAGTTGACCGAGATGACGAACACTGAAGCAAGCATCGTCCGAGAAGTACAGAAAATAATACGTTTGGGTGGTGAGGAGCCGTTTAAAATGATGAGCTAGCTGAGTTGGTTCAGGTTTAAGACAGAATGCGATCTCACCCCCCTTGTAACACAGGGGGTGATCAGCCATAACATGTTTCAACAAGTCCACAAGACGGAAACCTTGCAAAGATGCGGCGACTCCGAGATCGCCGATCATTCGAGGAAATTTGCCAGGTTTGGCATACTCATCTTTCTTCATTTTATACAACACTTTCTTGAGCCACAAACGGTCGGAGAGTACAAAGCCTTTGTAATCGCCACCGATAAGCTCCTCCCAGGCCTGGATGCGCAGCTGTTTCTTCTTATGTGGATCAGCGTAGTGCTCTGCTCCTTCGAGCAATGATCCAAAATAAGAAGGCATGTTGCGAGAGTACAGTTGCTGTACACATCGTAGAAAAGCCTGGTTCTCCTGCACGTATTTTCTCTGTGCAAATTGCAATTTGATGTCACATTCCAAAGACACGCGGGCTGCAGTTAGCCGCCTGAATGCTAGTGAAACATTATTATTATTAACCCCGTAGATCACCCCTGTGTGACCCACGCACGGCCCGAAGATTGTCCGGTAGCACCCGTCAGCCCCATGGAAGACGCTTGTCCTAGGTGGCGATGCCGGAAAACACAACAGACCGTTTACGAAAAATTCGCTGCCAGCAACGGC